ATGTTTAATGTTTTTTTTACTAAAAAACCTGCAAAAAGTTTTATAGGACTTTCGCCCCATAATGCATAGGTAGTTGTACTTCTAAATACCCTATGTATATAAACTTCTGTTGAAATGTTTGGTAAATTTAAAGGTGTAACACCTAATGCACCTAAAGTTGCACTCATGTTACCTGTTAATATGATTGCGTTTCTTGCCTTTTGTCCAATTTCAAGTTCGGGTACATCACTTAAAACACCAACGACTGTGTTTGTTGTAAATGTTTTTGCACCATTGCTATAAGTTGTACCAGTATCAACACTGATGTCAGTCAATCCGGTTGTATAGTATACACTGTTACCATCATACTTAATTTGTATTAAAGTTTCATTAATGGTTGCAGTATCTTCTAAAAAACTTATTTGACCTGAACTTAATCCTCTTGTCATTCAAAAACCTCAATGAACTCTAAACTTATGCTTGCAAATGAACTATTTCTTACTTCATAGCTAATATCTGTCTTGTATCTAACAAGAGCATTTACATTGTTGTAATTTATGTCATGGCTTGTGGTTATTGCTGTTCTAAGTGGCGGAAAAAATGTTAACGTGCCATCTCCACTACCATCTGTTGAACTATCTGCAGTGACTTCATATATTTTACCATGATTACTAAACTGTATCATGTCGCCTGCTTTAAAAACTGTTTTGCTTGTAGCACTAGGAGCATTATAGGTTACAGTTGTTACGCTGGCACTATATCCAACGGTAACATCAATAGTACCTGCTGCCTCTCCACTCACATCATCTAATCCGGTTGGTAGCTTGACATAAAAACTATTCAATGCACCATTTGCTAGAGCTATATGTCCAGCTACTTGGCGTCTTTCAGCCGCTGTTAGTGAATTATATTCATATACAAATTCAAAGTAAGGTCCTGTTACTAAATCTCTTGTTTCACGTCCACTTAATGTTCTGCTTATTTGCAGAGGTGTTACTGGTATAACCTGTATGTTGTTTGCCTCTATACTGGGAAAGTTTGCTACTGGCATTATATTCTCCTACCTGAAGTTGCGACAGCATCTCTTACTACATCAGCAATCAATGCTTTTCTTTCAATCAATAGTTGGTCAATGCCACGTGCATCTACAGCATTTATACTGAAGTTTACATTTACATTACCACCGCCCATCATCATGTCTGCTGTATCTCTTGCACTTGTTACTGTTGCAGGACCTCTAACTAATTCTGCGCCTGCTTCTCCCACAATTCCAAATGTGCCTGGTTTGATATAACCACCGTCTTCAAACAATCCGCCAAAGAAGTTGCCAATACCATCAAATATATCACCAAAGAAACTGCCAACACCACTGAAAATGTTGCTACCTATATTTGTAATACCGCCCCATATATCACCTAAGAAGTTACCAACACCACCTAGTATATTTTTAGCATATCCAAACACATTACTGAATATATTTTGTAATCCACCGCCTAAACCTGTGTTAAACAATGCAAGTACAGCACCTAACAAACCACCACCATTGGCTCCTAATGCGTTTAGTGCATATCCAATAAATCCACCAATACCATTGTATGCGACACCACCTTGCATAAATGGCATTGCAGTTGCATTACCTAGTTGACCCATTGCCGCACTACCTTGTGTGTTTAGTGTGTTAAAATAACCTTGTCCTGTAGTGTTAAATCCACTCAAGCTCATTAAACTATTATCTACAAAACCTGTAAAAGATCCTAACAAATCAGTACCGGTAAACAATTTAAAGTATTGATTAAATTTTTCTAGTTCGCTTTGGCTTTTGCCTGTAAGTTTTTCTAAACCGTCAAATATATCATCATATATGTGATTGTATTCATCTCTAAAACCTTGAACTTGTGACTTTTGTTCATCAATCATATCTTGATGTTCATCTATCATAGCCTGATTGATTTGGAATCTATATGACCTTATTGCATCCTGCACTTCTTTGTCATTTTCTTTACCTTGTTGTCGTGCCGTTGCTATGTATTCATTAAGTTCATCTGTAAGTTGTTGTGATTTACTAGTTGTTTCTTCATAATACTTTTGTATTTGACGTTCTGTATCGCGAACAAAATCTGCCGCTTCTCTTTCTGCTTTTCGTTTAGCTTCAAGGTCAGCTTTTATGCTTTCTACTTTTTCTTTATGTGCATCACGTGCGTCAAAGTATGCATCTATTTCTTCATCGGTTAATGTTAAAAACTCTGCATGAACAAAATCACGCTCTGACATCAAATCACCTAGTTGCCTGATTTCGTCTTCAGTAAGGTCTTCCATGTCCTTGCCAAGCTCTTTACGTTTTTCATTTTCAAGCTCAATCATGCCTGTCAAATCATCACGTGCATTTTCTTCTAAACCTAACTGAAAAGTTTCATTTTTTAATGCACTAATACTGTCTTGAACTGCTCTTGTAGCACGTTCACTGGCTTCTTTGCTTTGTGCTAATGCTTTATATTGTGCGGCTATTGCATCTGTATTGTCATCAATGGTATCACTGTTTTCATCAGTTGTTTTACTATGATCCGAAACAACATCTGTCCATCCTTCGGTAGTCTCTGCATTATCTTCTTTCTTACCGGTGTTTGTTTGCGTTTCTTTACTGTTTAATTTTGTATCTTTTGTTAAAGCCTGTATTTGCTTGTCATTTTCTGCTATTGCGGCACTAAAATCTACTGCTTTGTTTGTGTTTTTTGCAACCTGCTGTTCAACTCGTTCCATTTCTTCTTTGAACACAGTCATTGCATTCAATGGATCCATGGCTGCCTTAGCAATGGCTTTCAAAAAGCCTACAGTTCTTGTTCCCATGTTTTCAAAGCCGTTGATTACATTGTTAACTGTACTTTCAACTCCTTTGAGTAGCATATTTTCAAAGTTTAGATATGCTGTTTTTGCGCCATCCCAAATACCTGTTATAGTTGCGCCTATGTCATCAAAGTTTGAAATAATCAATGTTGCGGCTGTTGCAATAGCTGTAGCAATCAGACCTATTGGGTTGGCTTTTATTGCAGTGTTCATTAGTTTCACTGCGGCTGTTATACCACCTATACCAGTAGCAATGGCGGCTAGTTTTGTTATAGCAAAGGCGGCTACAAATGTGCCTACAAATGTTACGGCTGTGTCTAAATTATTAGCAACCACCAATATAGCATTAGCAATAGCATCAAACACAGGTGTTGCATTTGTGCCTAAATCTAAGAAGTTATTTTTTAGAACAGTTATAGCGCCACCAATAGTAACACTCATGTCATTTACTTTGTTAGCAGTGCCTTCTGCTCCACCACCTAATGCGTTGATTAAGATATCACCAGTTATTTTACCTTCAGCGGCTAGTTCTCTGACTTGACCTTTACTAACACCTAGTTCTTCTGCTAATAATGGTAAGATTTCACCAGCTGTGGCTTCAATAACACTGTTAAGTTCATCACCACGCAATGTACCTGAACCTAATGCTTGTGCAAACTGTGTTATTGCACCTGCGGCAGTTCCTGCATCAGCACCTGCTAATCTCAATAGGTTGGTAAATGATTCTGTTACTGTATTAACTTGTGCAGTACTCAAACCATAATCATCGGCAGCTCTTGCAACCTTTTGATACAATCCAGCCACAGCATCAAGTGGCTGAAAAGTTCTATTTGCTATGTCTAAAACATTTTGAAAGTTTTCAGCGGCAGTACCAAGTGAAGGGTTTACCAAAGCAATTCTGTTTTGAATGTTTTGTACACTATCACCAAATTGTAATAGTTTATCTACTGCTAAAGCACCAGCAAAGGCTTTAACGGCAGCACCTAAGGCTAAAAATTGTGTGTTTGCACCTTTTGCACTTTGACCAAGTTTGTCAGTGTTTGCTACAGCACCTTTTAGACCACCTCTTGTTTGGTCTACTATCTTTACAATAATATTAGCGTCTGCCATGCTTTGCCTTCCTTTGCTGTTCTTTTCTGCGTTTACCTTCTAAACTATAATAGGCAACCCACAGTTTGAACTCTAGTGTGCTCATATCGAGCGTTTGTTCTAAAGTTTGACCCAAATCTTTACTCAACATCATTGCAAAGTGAAGATCTGGATCTTCCTTTAGTTTTTTTCAAGCTCCTCCATTTTAGGTAGTGCGCCGCCGTTGATTTGTTCGGCTACACGCAATACTATAGATGGATCGACTTCATTCATTAGAGCACTCTTATCATGTTTGGCAAACATTTTGCTACCATCTTCATGTCGTGCTTTGTTGATAATAGTTGTTACCATTGCTTCAACTGTTTTATTCTGTCTTGCTAATTCAATAACTTGGCTTTCTTGCGCCAATGTTGTTACTGTTCTGTGGTATATTGTTACACCCCATTCAGGCACACCAAAACTACTCATTTCTTTTATTTGGTTTTGATAGTGTTTGGTTGCATTAGCAAGAACATTAACTTTATTTTTTGGTTCGCTCATTAATATTTCCTTTTGTTGCTTTTTTCTATTGTACTACTCAAGGCTTGTTTTACAAACCCTGAAGGTGCTTGACGTGAATAACCACGTTCTAATCTACCAATATAGGGAACTTGGTTTTCTATACGATTAGATCTTTTTTGCCATCCACGTCTTGCACGACCTGTATCTATAGGAGTTCTAGGAACCACTGCTGATTTGTAATCGTCTTTAAGAGCTTTTTTCTCTTGTTCAACAATACCTTGAAGCCATCGATTTATATTTGTACCGCTTCTTGTAATCACCAGTGGCATAGTTTTATCCTTAGATGTTTTGTGTTGTGATAGCACCAGTTCCTTGGAACGAAATGCTTGCTTCAGTCAATCCATCATATGATGCTGTGATACTGTAGCTGGTAATGATTACATTACCTGCAAATTTAGTTGTATCAAATGTTGCATCACTATAAAGCTCAACTGATACAGTATCATCAGTGTTAGGATTTAGTGCTGTTGACACAACAGCTGATTCACTGTCGTCATACACTACATCCATTGATCCTGAATAAGATTGTAGACCCTTTTTATAGGTTCTATTACCTGATGATGCCATTGAAGTGTCTTCAACAGTATCACGTGTGATATCCATGCTCCACCCACGAACACTTGCGATCGCAGTTAGTGAATCACTACCACTTTTAATTTTTACAGTACCTGCACTGCCTTCATAACTAGCCATGATTATTCTCCTTTATCTAGTAAACTCATTGCTTCTTCTGATTCTGCCCATTCTTCTTTGTTGATGTCCCATTCTTCTGGTTCATCTACAGGCTTAGCCTCAGCGGCGGCTTCAATTTTTTTAGCTGCCGGTTTTGTCTTTTTTGATTTGGCGATTGTCCAACCGCGATCAAGAAAGTTATGTAGGTAACGTTCTTTTACAGTTTGAACTTCACCATTTTTTTCGACTTCTACCATTATTCTACTCCTTTGCGGTATCTATATCTTACTTGAACAGTGATAAGCACCTCAGCTAATGGAGATAGTCTATCTACTACTTCAATATTTTCAATCAGTGTGTTAACACCTGGATTGTTTGTACCTCTACGTCTGTCTGTTTCAAGACCTTCAGAGATTGCTTCAATCAAATCGTTTTTTTGACGATCTAATTCAGTAGCACCTCGTACAAATGCTTGTACTGTGTATTCTATTGTGCCACTGCGAAATGCCATGTCATAATCATCACGTTCTTCATT